ATTTTTAAAAACGAAAAGTATAAATTTTGGCCTTTTACGCGAAAACTTAAACGGCGTTTAAACGATGCCTAAACGCCGTTTAAAAAGCCTAATTTATAGTGAAGTTAGCCGTTAGTACCTCAATCTTCTTTTTCAAATACCCACCTTTATTGTTGACTGTTACGTTCTGCTCAAGCGACCACGTATGCCATTTATTTGCGATACTGTAACGTTTTAGTAAATCAGAAGGATAAGACGATAAAAGGAATTTACCTTTGATCTTTGATAGCTTTATAAGCAGGTTCTCAAAGTCTTGCTCCGAATAGCCATCATAATGGCCGCAGTCGCTGTTGAAGTATGGAGGATCACAATAAAAGAAACTATTTTCGGTATCCCGACTGCCAATTACGTAAAGCGCGTCGGCGCACTCGAGCTGCACACCTTGCAATCTTATAGCATACTCCTCCGTAAATCGCTCCTTGTTATTGTGTATCTTTTTGGTCGTGGTGTTTTTCGACTTGTCAAACCCGAAGCTACTATCCAATTGCGACGAGAAACTTTGGCTACTTAACACCCATACAGCCCAAGCGCGTTTAAGCTCTGAGAACATGTCGGGATTGTTGTAAATGACGGATGCTTTGCGATGTAGGTCGCGGCTATGTAATGTTATCCGAATTTCTTTTTCCAACCCTACAAAGTCGTTCTGCACAACACGATAGAAGTTTATCAGCTCGCGATTATAGTCGTTTAACACCTCAACTTCTGACGGTGGCTTTGCAAAGAACACGGCACCACCGCCGGTAAATGGTTCAGAGTAAAGAGTATGTGTAGGAATAAGGGAAATTATTTTGTCAGCTAATTTTTGTTTACCGCCATAGTAGCTAATCGGCGTTTTCATTTTAATTAAAGTCATATTGTCTGTATATTTGAGTTCTCACAAAGGTTAATGCACAATAAAGCACGAACAGGGCACCAGCCCCGGTCTTGCGCTTAGCTGTGCATTTTTGTTTGCCTTTGTGAGAATTGACAGACAGGCCGGGGCCTACTTTTTAAGCAATCTTTACCATCCTGATTACCGGCATAGACGGTTGCATTAAGCTTAATTTTGATGTTGCAGGGGAACCGCCACCCAATGGCCCGGTTACGTAGTATATTTGCGCACCGCCGCCGTCTGCTGGTTTTTGATGCGGCCCGTCTAATCCCGGAGGCACACCTGGGGGAACGCCCGACTCATTTGCCGATACCGCGTGTATGCGCTCACCAACCGGCACACCTTCCGTGTACGTTGTTTTATGATTATCGGGGTCAAAGTAATCACCAGCACCGATAAGCGCCATACCGGCAGAGCCGGGCGTACCATTATTACCATTGTCGAGCGCCCAATTAATCCAACGAGGAGTAACACCCAAACCCGATGCGTCGCAATTGGTTATCAAAAAGTTTCCGTCAAGGTCGTAAAGCTCTTTAATAGCACCTTTTGGCTCGGCCTGATAAACCTGATCCTGAACATAAGATGACAAGTTATACAGCGTGATTTTAACTTTTATCTGTTTTCTGTTTGCGCGGTCTTCGTCGGCTATGACGGCCTTAACTTCTGAATTGATATTTTTAGTTGAACCGTCGCCAAAGGTTTGCAGGTTGCTAAGTGCCGGAGCTGCGGCCACAAAGGCTTTAGAGCCATCCGAAGGGATATTATTGGCACCATCGAAGCGCATCGACTGACCACCGACGTAGACAATGCCCGGCGCTATGTTAACCGTGCTATTGCCGTTATCTACTACGGCGCAGCCCGATAAAACCATATCGTAGCCGGTACTGTTTAGCTGAGCGTCAATAAATGTTTGCGCTTCCGTTTGCAAGTCGAGAACGCGATCCATCACGCGGCGATAACCGCCAGTAAGTCTTAATAAGAGCTTCATATCAAAAAGTTTCTACTGTGTATTTAATACCCGAAAACACATACCGCCCGACAAAGCGGTTTATCTGCGCCGACTTGTCGGCAATTGCTACGGGTATTCTAACTATAAAATTGTAATCATGGCTATACTCATCGTCGAGGTAGTCATAGTCTGCCGGTTCGTGATCCTCGGACTCTAAATAGTCGTATTCGGGCGACGCTGTGTCGGTTTCCAAATAGATGAACGACTCGGCCAAATAATCGTCATTCTGCAAAAGATATATAGAGCCTGTGGGGTCAAACTTGTCATTTAAAGCCTTTGTCAAACGGTTTACCGACGAGTCGATAGTCGCGTCTGCAAGCTGCTGGTTTATAAAAACAACAAACTGCGCATAGGTATTATTAATCGACACCAACAACGTTTTTAACCAAGCGTAGTGTATCGGCTTGACCAAAAGAGATGGCATCAATCGCCTAATCATTTTGTTTATGTCAAAAGTTAACCTCGTCATTTGGTAACTGCTACATAGTTTAGGGTATCGGCCAGCAAGAATGCCGGGTCTATCAAATAGTAACCCGACTCTGGTACGTCGCTACTTGCAAAGGCAGCATAAGCGCCGCCGCTGTTTTTGGCAGCGATGCTGGTTAGATCAAATTGATTGCCGATAAGCCCATGCACGGCCTGTATCGCATCAATCAGTTTGTTTACATACAAAGCGCCGTTAAAATTCTGAGTAACCGGCGTACCATCGGTTGTTTGAATGGTGTTTAACCCGTTTAAAAAACCCTGAATTGCCGCTTCGACCGCTGGTTTGATTACCGTGATATCCGCAGACGCATCGTAATACACTGTTCCGTAAATCTTAAGCAAGTCCGCCGGTAATGACAGAACGCTCCAACGTACACCGCTCGGTTTTATTTGTGAAACGTACGCAGCTACCGCGTTAATCTGATCGTTAGAGGCCTGCGCAGGCGCGTCGTCAACATTAATGGCAATTTTGATTTGTACAATGCCGTTGAGGCTGTTTATTGCCACATATTTGATGACCTGCTTGGATGGATCAATAACGGCGTACTTATAAACATTGTCGATAAATTGCAGCGTGTCGCCAAGCTGAAAGGCCAATATTTTGTTATACCACCAAGGATCGGTGCCGTATTGCTTATTATCATTAATGTTTTGTATAAGCGCCTGAAACTTATCCCAAAGCTCCTGAAAGTAAACCGATATGGTGGCAAATATGAATATCCACAAACGCCAAACAGCCGTGTTGCTATCGCTATTAAGCGCGTCCAACTCGGCATGAGTAGCCTTTTCGGTTAAAATCTCTTCTTGTACGTCTGTTACGGTTTGTGCCATCTTAACGGGTAGTTTCTATGTTTATATCCTCTATGGTGTCATCGCCGACTATTGTTGTGGTCGAACTTGCAAAACCATCAAATTGCAATTGCAGGTTGATGTTTTGTTTAAGCTTATCCACGAGCTTAGGCGACATCCGGCTTTTCAAATATTTGATAATAGCTACACCTGTTAATGGGCTTTCCCTGAAATCGCCCTTGTTAGCTAATAATATCAGTTCTTGTATTTGCTCGTCGGCATCGCCTATCACGAAGTCGCCATTCTCTATTAACAGGTCGAGATCGTCATTTAGCAATATGTCATTTAGTTGAGTACTCATTGTAGTATTTGCGTGCTTGCTATGTCAGACGGCTTAATAATTTTCGCTGTTACCGGCGGCCCTTGTGTAATCGTTGGCGAGGTTGCCGCACCTACGACTGCATGAGTGTGTGCATTGTAAGCGGTAATCAATTGGTTTACCTGCTGCTGTAGTTTTAATATGATTTCAACCAATGGATTAACCAAAGGGATACCGCCATTTTTACCGTTGTTAAACGTCAATTTTAGGGCGTTTAAACTAACATTACCCTGTGGCGTAAATAGTAGCTTTATCGCCGTGTCCGTGTCTAGCGATACGCTTTCAATGGCCGTATATCCTAACACGTACACGTCAACACGGTCGTTATCAACCTGTCCGACAATCACGTAAGAGCCAATCGCCGGAAAAACTATTAACCCTAACTGTGCGACATCACCTTCGCTCTCCACCGGCTTTAGTTTTACATCCTCAATTACCTGCTCATTAGAAACTATCTGTACAACACATGTGCAAGCGGTTTTATCAACCGATACAACGGTTCCCCGGTCGATAGGTGCATCGAGCTTTGTCATTTTTTGCACCGCATCTTTTATGCCGCTCATGCTACCTTCCTTTCCAGCGTCGGTTCGTGCCGGTAGCCGCCAGTACCGAAAGTGATTTCAACCGCCTCAGTTAAATAAGAGCCGTTTTGCTCAGGATATAAAGGGTTTTCAAAAACCGCAATATCGCCCGGCTCAATCTCGGGCAACCCAAACGTTGTAAAACTGCCTTTAAAGCCCTCGTATTTCAGCTTATCAATCTCGGCATCAATAATGCGCTGCAATTGGGTTTTATCCATGTTGCAATAATGTAGCGTGTGTATTTCCCCGTCGTTATCGCCGGATACCAGCTGTATTTTTTTACCGTTTGCTAACTTAGACACACCTACCACCTTTATGCGGCTATCTTCTTTGCGCTTATATTCTAATCGGCTCTCAATTACATTTGTATAGAAGTTGTAAAAAATCTCGTTTCCTGCACCATGAACCGCACCTGCGAAATCGACGTACAGCGTGTTTACGCCGTTAGCATCGTTACCGAAATAACACTGCAATCCGAATTTTTTAAGGCCGTCTAAAATCTGCGCGGTGCTTTGTTTAACCACTAACAGGCCGCCTATCGTTAAGTCCACAACGGCAGCTTTGCCGGTGTAGATATATTTAACAATGTCGGCTACTTTAGTGCCTTTTTTCCAGGTGTGGGTAAAACTGTTTTGCTTAAGCGTCCACATGGTATCTTCGCAGCTGATGGTAAAAGGTATCTGCGCGTTGACCGACGAAACGAAACCCGAAAAACGTGTTTTCAAATTGCCGTTATAGCCTAACTGGATGTTTACCGCAGAGCCGCGTTTAATGATATCGTTAATATTACCATTTAAGACCTTCAGGTTACGCGGAAGCGTAATTTTGGCCGTGTTGGTCAGCGTTCGCCTGCTCTTGTTGATCTTAACCTCTATAATTGGCAAGTTCTCCAAAAAGTTAGCGCCCGTTGGGTCTGTAATAGTGATATTTGACGATAGCTTTAACATTAGGCTTTTTGCAGTACATCCAACAAGCGTTGGGTAACCAAAACGGTGAATTTAGACTCCTTAATGAACCTTGTTAGCGTCTCCTGGTCGGTGCCATCGAGTTGCAGCTCACCGTCCTTAGCTAAGTCTACAGCCCAATCAAAAAACTTTGAGGTTGCATCGTTGACGGTTGAACCCATGATTAAATTTGAGAGCAATACGTTTAGCATTACGTCACCTGCCTGATCTTTAATCGGCTGACCCGTTGCGCCTAAAAGTGGTGTTTTGAAATTAAATTTTTTGTTTGCCATGATTATTTAAATGTTAGTGTTTGTCTATTATATTAAGTATCCTATAAGCATTACGAGATACCCCTGAGAGGTTCCAGTGGCCGCTACATCTACAGAGAATTTTACATTATCACCGGCTTGCGCGGTATATGCTTTTGTTGGCCGTAAATACGACGCCTTGTTACCATCGTTGGTTAGGTTCGCCGAGGTGGTTGAAATAATATCGCCGGATGTTACCCCCACGCTAACGGATGCAGACGCTGTGACGCTGGCAGCGGCTGTACATTGCACAATCACATCAGTTACTACTAATGTTTTACCAGCCGGTACAACAAAAAGGCTTGTATTACTTGTTGTCATAGCGTTGATGCTAACCGCCGCCAGCATTACAGGCGATGTACTCCACGTAGTTACTCCACTTGGAAAACCGGATAACACCTGATAGTTTGATGGTGCGGATGCGGGTAAGTACAAAAAGTAACTTGTGCCTATTGCGCCATTTGGGCCAGCTAACGTTACTGTATTGGAGCCGGAACCCGCTGCAAATTGTTGCCCTGTGGAAAATGGTACGGCCCGGGAATAGAAGCTTTCAAACGAAAACTGCCCGTTTGCATCTACTATAACGCTCTTTGGCGTTCCTGAAATTGATGGAGCTGCTGAACCCGTTTGAAGCGATGATACTTTTAGGGCGCCTGTTACCGAAACACCTGTCGATATTGCTTGTAACACGTTAACAGCGTTTATGGCTAAATAAACATTTGTTGGCGCATTTATAAACGTATTAGCTCCATCCCCCGTTGCTAAAGCATAATTAGTGTTCGTTGGGGTTGTTCGTGAACTATATATCGCACCAAGATTGCCACCACCTGTGTAAGCTCCAATGATTAATCCTTGTGTACCATCGCTAAAAGTACCTTTACCAGCCACCGAAACACCAGTTGAAGAAAACTGTGCAATGGTTGATGCCGTTGAAAACGTTGAACCAACCTTAATATTAATACCACCGCCGTTTATCAGGTTCATTAATCCAGTTCCGTCGCGCTCCACGCGCAATGCGCCAACAATAGAACCACCTTCGCTTAATGAAAAACCTTCACCAGTTCCCGCCGCCGCCGTATTTCCATTATCTACATTGATGTACGTGTAACCGGCTTGATTAAGCTTTGCGGTTACATTACCTGCAAAAAACCCACTGCCAGCGATTTGTAACCTATCTACGCCGTTATCAGTTGCGCCTATTAAGACGTGATTATTTGAGCCAACAAAAGAGATAAGGTTGCTTGCTGATGCGGTATTGAATAACGTAAATATATTATTACCTACGCCTATTGCATCGCCTAAACGCCATTGCCCTCCGCCACTGTCTGTGTTGGTAATATGGATTTCTGCGTTGTTTGCTGCCGCCGAGGCTTGAATATATAACGCGCCAGTTAATGGCTTTGCGTTACCTGCGGTTAACGGTAAAAACGGGCCACCCAGCCATGTGTTAAATGCTGTTTGATTAAACCGTTGGATAGTATTTCCCGAACCAGCACCAATTATATAGTTTGGCGAGCCCGTAAAAGGGCCGCTTGATAAGTCGTTAGTCCATCCGTTAGATGGTAAATAATGAGCGTTGCCGTAGGCCGCCACACGCGCGTCTGTATAATACAGATTCAGCGAGCCTTCGGGCACAGCGTCGGTGCTGCCGGGAGAAGCCACTAATCGGATATAAGTTGATCCGCTCCAACGATATTCAAAGTTAGTATCGAGAGTAACGTATATTTTACCGGTTTCGCCTACGGGCGGGAGGGCTGCTAAATTTGCAGCCTCAATTACGTCATCAACATAAGATGGTAAGAGCGATGCAACAATTTTTCCAGCACCATCAAGTAACGTTTGCCACGTCTTATCACCACGATAATATTTAGTGATATCGCTTGCTGAAAGTGTTGGTTCGGCATCCGTTATACCATATCCAGCCAAAGTGGTTGGCTTGCCATTTAATTTGCTAAAACTAACCCCTGTTAGCCATGCAGGATCATTGTAAAATGCAGATAGGCTAACAAATAGCGTATCCAAATCAAACCACCCTGTATCGTAGTCAGCGTTGCTTTGCTTCAAAAGCCCAAACCCCGTAGTACCTCCAGTTGGAACGCCCGGCCCGGTTAAACCAATATCGCCTTTATCGCCTTTGATACCTTGCAAGCCCTGATCACCCTTATCACCCTTTAAACCCTGATCGCCCTTGTCGCCTCTATCGCCCTTGTCGCCTTTATCTCCTTTAATGCCCTGCGCACCTGTAGCGCCCTTGTCGCCCTTATCACCTTTGGTAATTCCCGCAACAGCAGCGTTAACAATAACCTGCCATTGGTTCTTTAAAAAACCAAACGAATACTTTTTAACCTGTGCCGGGCCGTCGCCGGTGGATACGGGAAAAACATATCCATCGTCGTAGACTTCGCCCTCGGGCAGTTGTGATATTTCGACTAACTCGTTCATTAAGCGCCTATAAAATCTTCGTCGTCTGTAATAATAAAATGGCCGTCGTTATCCCCCAAGGCAAACGTGTCGTCGTTGTCATCCAAACTAACTACTACCACGTTATTTGCCTTTAGATAGTCGGCAACCTGACCGTCTGCGTTATTCGGGTAACTATCCTGAATTAAGAGCTGCATACCCGGTAACAAATCCGAGTCAAGCTCCAATCCGTTATCCGTACACAAATCAATAACTGCCGCAGCTGATCCGTATTCCTGAATAGCTATATCCACTATATTTTGCCTATCCCTTACGGTAATCTTTCTCATAACCCAGGCACAATAATTTTTTGCGTTTTTGTTGATTTAATTTGTAGCAACTGCGGATAATCACTCAGGCAATCAATCTCAAAGGGTTGCATATTCATGTAACCTTCTACACCCGGCCACCGGGCAGCTGTGAACACTACATTGTGAATGCCAAACAGGTTGAACACCCTTGAGGTTATGCCCGTTTCCAAGCCTGTGACACGCTGCGCATCTAACACACGTCGAAGGTCGGCAACCTGTCTGTCAGGATAATCGTATGACTCGTAGTTGATGATTATACCGCGTAACGTAATTGCGAAATCGTCCTGCTGGACAAATTCCTTAACCGTACCTATTGTATCGTTGCCACCGCCTTTTGCACCGCCTCCCTGAGTGTTCTCTTTTTGGATTTGCCAGTTTTCGTTAATGTCGAACAGCGGCCAGTCGGGAAACGTATACTCAAACCCCTGACTTGTTACAACACCATTGGTAATCACCGAAGGAACGCTTAACGTAATCTGTTCGTAAATCGGCGTACCTAAAAAGCTTTGAATACTCGGCCCGGAGGGCGCAGGTATCGTTTGAATACCGGCATACTTTTTAACCTCTGCCGCTTGTTGCAGCTTTTCGTTTTCGGCCTGTCCGGCGGCAAACTCAGATGCCTTTACCGCCGTTATGACAGTGCCGCGATTAGGAATGGCAAACCTAACACCTGTAATACCAAACACTTCTTTGTAGAGTGTTGAAATATTAAAGCTGTTTTTCTTAGCCATTAGAGTGTTAGTGTGTTTTGTCCGTCCTTCAATGAAAATCGTTCGCTCTCAAAAGCAAGTACCCATTTTAGGCGCTGCCACTTTTCGGAAAACTCCTCGTCGGTTAGTTTGTCCGGGTCTATCTTGAAGTGATATTCCAGCAGCGCACTAATTTTTCGCAGCACATCTTTTTTTTGCCGTTTGTTTATCGGCGGCGTTAAGCCGAGGATTTGACTGCTTAATACTTCACGGCCTCGGCTGTCAAAAAATTTAGCCCGGCATACAGCTTAGTTTGCGCCACAATTGAAGCGTCAAAATCTGTGGTTATGCGTTTGTTGCCGCCGATATAAGTATTGTTGAGCAAGAACTCACGCGCACCAAACATATTGCCGTTATTGGCCATGTTGACCACGTTAGCCATTACGTTGCGGTCGGGCTTTTTAAAGTAGCCGGTAATGCTTTCGCTATCGCTAACCTTAACGGTTATGATATGCACCTCTTTGTACTTTTCCTTCCATTCATCTAACTCCTCCTGAGTTACGCCCTCAAATAAAACCTGCGGCTTTTCGATCTCTGCCGGGTTTTCAGTTGTTTCATTTTTGCCCGCTACGGGTTTTACTTTGTTTTCGCTTGCCATTTTAATCGGTATTTAAATAGTGTTTAAATGCTTTTTTAAGAAGCCCCCGGCTCGTCACCGGGGAGCTAATGAATAAATGATTATGTCCAAAGAACGATTGCCTGTATACAGGACTTAGTTACTATGCGTTCCAGTCTATCTCGGTTACATCCAAAGGAAGCGGCGCGTCAATTTCCTTCACCTCGCCAGCTTTACTTCCCCTGCTTTGCTTCATGAATGTACATCCCTTTAGCACGTGGTTTACTAACATCAGATCGTCGTTGACGTATGATACCGGCACGTCGAAAGGTGGGATATCGTAAATGGTTTCTCCGGGCTTAAGCGATTGATTTAAAGCCTCGGCTTCGCTCATTTCGAGAGTTATCGTCGCTGTTGCGTCGTAATCGCCTATCACACGCCCGATACGCTTTTTACCCCGCCCCATTACTTTTTTTACGGTAACGCCATCGCCATAATCAATGGCTAAAATGCCTACCACATCGCGCCCTAAAAGATTTAGGCGGATATCGGCCCAGCTGTAAAGCTGGCCGTTAATTGCTACATCATCAATTTGAGCCATTAGTTATTTGTGTTTAAAGGGTTTTTAAATCCAATTGATATAGTTATTGCCCTTGCAATTGGCACTGGCACGAATGTCATCGCTACCTGTAAATTAGAAGTAGCGAGCAGGTTTTGGGACGGGTCGACGTAGGTGTCTATGCCGCCTGAAATATCCCCGTCGGTTTCCATTGGCTTCAACGACGCGTTACCAGTAGACTCAATGGCTTTACATACCTGCGGCAAAAGCTTACCTGTTGACGGATCAACTTTAAGTCGTGATTTGACCTTAGGTAGCATAGCGGTTCGCGAAAGGAATATCGCCTTTTCAATGGTGCGATTATTTTCGATATACGCGTAATCGTTATCTGCAATTGCTGAGCAGGTATGTGAGTCGCTGATGAAAAATCCGCTTACTCCGGCGGTGACATCCGGGAAGATGTAGCCCTTAGTGTTCAAAGCGTCAAGGTCGGCATCGGCATAAGAGCCAATAGGCAGATTTGAGCTTAACCCTGCGGTTGCAAACAAACCTAAGCCTGTATTCTGCAAATTAAAAGCGTCAGTTAGCTCACCGGGGTCTTGACTTACCGCAGCAATGCTAATGATACCTGCCACGTCCTCTACAGCTGCATAGGCATTAAATGCGGCGTTTGACTTACTGATGGCCGGGTCTGCCGCAATCACAACGCTAACATTGGGCGCGTTCAACGTCCGCAAGCTTGTTGCAGCCGCAGCCGTGCCGTTGAAGTTTCTGCCCTCTATCAGAAAGCTGGAGTAGCGGAACTTTGCAAACTCGCTTGTGTACAAGGCCTGAGCATTGGCAACTGCGTCTAAAACATCCTGTTCTAAACCGCCTGCTAATACCGGCTCGTAATCGTCGGCGGGGTTGCGGGCGATCCATGTGTATTTAATCGCGCCGTTTTGGGAGCGCAATAACTGCGGTGCGTAGTTTTGAGCTACATCCACCATGTCTTTTAACCCGGCAGTCTGTGGCGCAAATAACACGAATAGCGTTGCATTTGGATTGCGCAAGAAAAATCGGTTGATACGAGTCCACACCAATACAGTATTGGCAGTATCGTAGGCCTTAGTTACGCCTATGGCTTCCGCATCTTTAATGCTTACCATCGGATAAACCACGCCGTTTTTCATATTGGCATCGCCATCAATAGCAGGTGCAGATATTACGGCACCAAATACCGCGTCGGCGCTCGGCGAACGGCGGCCAAGATTACCGTTAGTTTTGTTTATAGTTACGTTTGGTCTGCCCATTACAGGATATGTTTAATGATGAATAATAAACCCAGTACCACGATTACCGCCGCTTCGAGGATCATGACAAATTTGTTCCATGCAGGTGTTTTCTCGATGACCTGTACGGTCACCGTTTTGTCGGTAGTTAGCTTGGTGACCTGGGCTTGAAGCGTGGATACGGTCTGATCCTTTGCCTCGCAGCCGATCTGCAATTTGCCATATTGGTCAATCCAATAACTTAGCTGCGCTTTAGTCTGCGGGTCGGTAACGTACTGTATGGGCGGTGCGGTTGGGGTAAATGTGGGCCTAACCGGCACCGGCTTATTTGCCTTTAAAGCGGCAATTGAGTCTTGTTTGTATTTAAGCTCGATGTTTAACCGCGCAATAGAGTCGTCGGTTCGCTGGTCTTTAGCAAACAAGGCAGCATGGTATAAGCTATCCATGTTTAAACCTTTGGTGACCTTAGCACCTTTGACGTTGATGTCTACCTGCTTATAGCTGGTAATCGTCGTGTCGGTTTTGGTGCGGTCTACCTCAGGCTTAATGCTCCAGCACGAGCTAAGGCACAGCCCGAAAAACAACAACAGCATAGCTACAGACAAGTTACTGCCGGTTGAGCCGGTATTACCGTCCGTCGGCTTGTCATCGCTGTCGGGAGGCAGCAACTCTAATGCGCCTGTCAACAACGCACCGCCGATAAGGGCATAGAACGCAAGCTTTACATCCTGTTGAATGTAGGCCGAACCGGCCAGCATCCCGACTAAGCCCTTTAGCCATAGGCCAAACTTTTTGACCTTGGGCGAAGTTTCCTTGAAATAATTTTTAAAACTTATCATACTAAACGTATTTGTTGTAAGCGTTTTTTAAGTTGATGTCGTAGTTGTTTTGTCGGTAGTCCTGCCCGTTGTAATAGTAGGCCACCATTTGCCAGTCTTTCGCCCTTAAGGCCCTTAAAAGGGCAGGTTCTGAAGCGATAAACCGCAAACCTAAATCCACCTGATTAGCCTCGTTTACTTTGGCAAAATCCCACATCGCGCCCACATTGGCGAAGCCGAAGCCGTGATCCGCATAATGGAAGCCCATTACCTGCATCATACCTACGCTGGTTGCCATCATCGCGGCGTTTGGATCAATAGCAAAGGCGCTATTAAACTTCTGCCACTCGTTGACCTGCGGCCCGTTCGGGGTGATATGCCAAGCTTCGTTTAAGTGCTGGCTCGCTACTTTTGACAAACGCATAAACCACGACGGCTCGAACCGGATAATAATCTTACCCGTAGGTGGGTTAAAGCCGTCGCCCGAGCTTTCAACATCGACGATAGCCATTACTGCGGCATATTCTACGCCGTATTTGGTTGCTATTGCCCGCACCTGGTCTGCCGTGATTTTTCTTGCGTCCACGATTAAACGATGGTTAGGTAAACAGTTTCTTTGTTGCTGAGCGCCTGCGCCAGTATCATAAAGAACTGCGTGAACGCTTCGCGGGAGTTGGCGACTACATCAACACCTTTATCCATACCCAAAAGCAGGCAACCGTCTGTATCTGCTGCGGTATTCCCTGAGTGTATGCGAATGCCTTCGTAATCCGGCACGTTCAAAATCAAAGGCATCGGACGGTTAAATCGCTGGCTCTCGTTGATGGTTACCTGATACCGACCGCTCGGTATAGCCGTCTTGCCAAACACCTTTGCTTGTTGAACTTCAACCAGCGACATCTTTTGATTTAGGCCTCGATCCGTATCCTCAAGCGTAAAGCATTTAAAGGCATTGCCCATAATTGTTAGGCAACCAATTGTGCTTTTAGCGGTTCTAATATTGCGCGTTACGACGATTTCCATTACTTTTTAGCGCCTTTGGTTTTGCCCTCAAGCACCTCCTCAACCTTGTCTACCACCTCCTCAACAATGTGCTTTATTTCGCTCTCGATGCTTTCGGCTGGCTCAGTTTCGGTTACCGGCTCGGTTTCGGTTACCGGCTCGGTTTCGGTTGCTGACTCAGTTTCGGTAACTGGCTCAGTTTCGGTTACCGGCTCGGCTTCGGTTGCTGGCTCGGTTTCGGTTGCTGGCTCAGTTTCGGTAACTGGCTCGGTTTCGGTAACCGGCCCGGTTTCGGCAGCGCTTGTTTGTTCGTGGTCATTTTCCCAAGACGATATGGCCGCGTGTAGTTGGGATAATCTATCCTCTAACTTTTCGCCATCGGCTGACTCTTGCTCGTCTGCCGACATGCCGGTCCACTTGGCATACCCATCGGTAAACTCTGCCTTTGCGGCTTCGTAGCCTTGCTCGTCGTTTATCACAACTTCTTGCTCATCTTCGCTATCCTCAATAGCTTCGGTTGAACGTTTAAAATGCGATATACTAAGGTCTTTCAAACCCGACGCGTGATTTACTGCGTGGTTTTTGTTTACAAAGCACTCTAAGTCCGATGTCATAAATAACTCGGTGGCTTCTTTGTTGTACTCAAAGCACTCCTGTGCTTTAGCTAATTTCTCTTGTTCAGTTGCCATGTTTAAGGTTTTAAATACCCATCCTGTAACCCCCGGCATTGCTGCGGGGGGTTAATCAGGAATACACCGGGGTATGTCTTTTTATGCTTCTTTAGAGTCTACAATTGCGCCCTGACCTACGTTTCGGATTGACAACGCTACGAAGCGTTGCTGGAAACCGACAATGTCGCCACGTGCCTCAGGGTCGCGCAGACGTGAGAACATGTCCATTGTACCTTGCGCACGCATTACCTCTGTCTCAAGGAAAAAGAATGACGCAATTGCATCGGTTCCTGCGGCCATTGCGCCGTAAGCTTTTTTAGCGAAAGTGGTACCGTTATAGGTAGGGGTTTGCGTACTCACGTAGATATCGAAGCCATACAACTGGCCTACCATGCCAGAAGCAAAGTTTGTAAAGCCCTTAAACAGGTTAACGTCTTGGTTTAACAAGTCCTGTAAGTGAGTCGGGTGCAATACCATCACGCGGCCAGTTTGCGGCCAGTCACGAACATTGCAAGCCTGAGCTGCCGCGATAATATTTTGAAACACGAACGGCAAACGGTCGCCCGAATTATATGCAACTTTAGGATCGCCCAGGGTTTTCAGCACCGGCGTATTTGCGCCGTCTGCTTGTGGAGCATAGTTCCATGCAGCCTTTGCACTTTGCGCTTTCGCTAAT